ATGAAACCAGCCCTACTCGTGGTTGATGTACAAAATGAATTCTTCAATTCAGATCAGGCCCGCTCTGATTCGCTGAAAACGGCCATCGAAAACATAAATGCTGCAATCGATGTTTTCAGAAAGAAGAATCTGCCAATAGTGGTTGTCCAACATATGAGCGAGGAACTAGGACTTGTACCAGGCAAATCAGGCTTTGACGTTCCTGAGAGTGTCAAGCTCGAGCCCCAGGACATGCGCATAGTAAAAACCTATGGCAACTCTTTCATTAAGACAGGACTTGCAGAAAAACTGAGGAAGTTCGGCGTTGACACTGTCATGGTTACTGGTTATTGCGCAGAATATTGTGTCTTGTCTACGTATAGAGGTGCGCAAGACTGTGATTTTGTGCCCATAATTCTCAGGGGTTCGCTTGCTTCCGGCAATGCGGAGCACATTAGATTCGTTGAAGAGATCACGGAGACAATATCTCTTGGTGCTTTGAAGACTCTGCTGTAGCCTTCGATCGATCCTATCATTTTTAGCGAAGATAAGATAGATAAACGGACGATCAGACTGTTTTACCATAATCTTTAGCTACCATTGTCACATCCAAGATGTTGACCATTCCGTTCTTGTCCAAGTCTACAAGTTCATTTCATTTTTCGTCGTCCGGTCTGGTGTTGAAGGCTGCCGCTACAATTGTTATGTCTAGGATGTTGATCGATCGATCGGATTACAGAACAAGCTCTAGACTCCATCCTAGATTACATGGCAACTCAAAAAGTTCAAACAAGCTCAACGGTTCTTAATCAATGTTCTTTCCAAGAAAATGGTGAGGGCCGGGGCCGGGATTTGAACCCGGGCGCTAGGCTCCACAGGCCTATGGGCTACCAGGCTACCTCACCCCGGCCACTTTTTGAGTGACTCGTTAGCCTGGAGATGTTCCTCGCTTAATCCTCGCGTTCTTCCCTTTTTTTCTTTTCGCTTCTCAAAAATCTACCGGAAAGATCGATCCATCGATCGGGAGAAAAAGGAGGTTTCAGTCTGATGTGCTGGAAACAAGAGTGGGCCATGGCTATAAACAACTTGGAGCATGCTGTCGGCCACATTCAAAGGGCTCGGGTAAAACTGGAGAAGAGGCTCGAGAGAAATAAGAAGTGTCTCGAGAAGCTCAAGGATAATCCTCGATTCAGGAATCGCTTCGGTCAACCCTACGAAAAGATACTGGCGCCGACCGAGAAAAAGATTGCCCACAATTCAGCCGGAATCGAGGAATGCACGCGTCTGATTGAGACTCTGAAAACAAGCCAGGATCACCTTTTCCGGATGATCCACAAGTACGGCATAAAACATTCAGAGGATCCTCAGAGAGTCTATCAGCTGATGGGAAAGTGGGCGATTCAACATGCGCATGAAGTGGTCATAACGAAGGAGGCTAAGTCTTGAAGCTGAGGTTCTGGAGGAAAGAACCTCCGCCCCAAAGGACTGTTTTGTCAATAACGCGCCAGAACCTCACCTCGGGGCACATTTTTTACGTTGAAACTCAGTCGCCGGAAAAGGCGCTCGAGTTGATGAAGCAGTTGCAGAAGGAGGCTGAATCTTGTTAGGCGAGTTGTATAGACCTAGTGGGCTCGCTTTTGAGACTGCTAAGGCAGTCCTTGAAGTGGAAGATCCTTACGCTGTGAACGTTGCCCTCGGTTGCTCTAATGGCTGCAAGTACTGTTATGTTCCGAAGTTTATGCGTAGATCTAGCAAGGCTTGTCTTAATGTTAGACTGCCGCGGAAGTCGACGGTTGAGTTAGTTAATGATCAACTGTATAGAAAACCATCTTTCAAGGTTCCTGACGGGGTCTTTCTCTCATTCTTAACGGACCCTTTCTTGCCTGAAGTCGCGAGGGATACTGAAAAGCTCATTGAAATGCTAGTTGGATGTGGAATTAGGGTTGCGACTCTTTCGAAGTTGAGTTGGTCAGGAATCCACGGTGTTCGCCAAGGGATGACGATTGTTTCTTTAGATGATGCGTTTTGGAAGGAATATGAGCCTAACACTACGCATCCGATACATCGTTTAATTGCCTTGAAGACTTGCAAGCGGGAGTTTCAAGATTTTGTCTGGGTTTCTATGGAGCCTTATCCGCCCTCCAGCATCTTGAAGCAGGATTTTGAAGCGTTGCTCCAGGAGCTGAAGTTTGTGGATCTGATGGTTTTCGGAAAATGGAACTATGACAGTAGGGCTCGGACTGAAGAGGCGCGTATTGAATACGCACAAAACATTGACACCCTAGTTTCGTTCTGCAGGAAGAACAAGATCCGGTTACACATCAAATCCGACACGTGGAAATGGGCGTACGAATCGAGGCATGAACAAGATCCCTGTGAGTTTCTGGGGGCTGAATCTTGAGTGACGAGGATGAGTTTTCTCAGTGTTGCTTCTGCAAGGAGAAATTTGGTAGCGAAGCTTGCCGCGAATGTCCCGCACGGGATTTTCCAATGTCTGACGAATTGGAGGATGATGAATGATATGCGCGAAGATCTTGCCAAGATCTATGGTTCTAGACGTGCGTTCCAAGGTATTTTCGTGAGGTTCGGCACGAGGTCCGGTTACAAGTATCCGCTAACGACCGTGTTGCTGAAGGATATTCAAGATGTGGCTGTAAGAAAAGTTGTCACTGATCACTTGTGGTTCACGTTGGGTAAGCGTATGGCTCAACTTGATTTGAAGGAAGGTGATGTTGTAAGGTTCGAGGCTAGGGTCACCCGGTATTCAAAAGGATACAGAGGCCGCCGCAGATATGAAGATGATGATTTTGAAGGCGAGTATACCCCGCTGGAGTATGACTATCGCCTAAGTTTTCCGACTAAAGTAGTCAAGTTACAGTCTCCGTCTCCGAATGAGATTCAACTTACCAGTTTCGCTGCGACCAGGTGACTTTGTTTTTGGCTCTCAGTAAGAAGGTTGGCCGCATACGAAAATATCTTGACGAAGGGAGAGATTTCAAGCGTTGGCGGTTCTGGGCATGCTTCCAAGGTTCTGAACGAGAGTTAAAAGCTTCAAAGGAAATTGAGAACCTCAGTCGCAGAGGATTCAAATCTAAAGTTTGGGCGCCTTTGCCGATTCATCGCGGTACAGGGCATATTCACATTGTTGTCTTAGCGACTTTCGAAGAGTTTGGCGACCTCTCGGGCATACGGATTATCTCAACCTGAAAGAGTGATTTCTCTTGGTTGGGGCTCAGACTGTTTTACGTACTCAACCGAAAAACCTGATCTGCAATTTTCGAGCTCCAAACTTGTCCGAATTTGAAAGATGGAAACAGTTTGTTCAGTGGGCAAAGGATAACGGGTTAGACGTTTGCCATTTGACGTTAAGTTTGACAGACGCGTTCTTGAGAGGCATTGAAGGCGGAGCTCAGGTTCGGACTGGCCAGCAAGTCATTAACATTCAACAGAATAATGTTTTTCAGTATCAGGTCCAAAGGCCGAGACGCGAGCCGTATAGTCTGGATTGTGTCAAGTCAGAGTATCGTAGAACATTTAGTAGTCTTCTTTTTGAGGCTTACGTTCTTGAGAGGGCACGTGAAATCAGCCGTGAATTTTGTTATCGAGACTTTTTAGAGTTGAAACATGACGCTTTTAGAAGAATAGTTTGCAGATTGAGGCGCAAAGGCAAAGTAATCGGTAATCCTCGGCGAACTATTCCCCGCTTCTACATTCTCTCCGAGAGGTTGAATGACTATGGATTTGAACCGAGAACAACACAGTAAAACATTTGTTTACGCCGGGAGACGATCAGAAGAGCTCTCCAGGACACCTGGAATTTTGGTTGTGAAGTATTGTAGAGAGGGTTCTTCTATGTTGCGTGGAAGAGCCTGGGTTTCGCCGCTTTTGTTTAGTGGAGCTTCTTTTGGGGTTTTCGCAAGACTGCATGTTTCTATGCACTTTTGGTCTACGTTCTTGGTGGTAGTTTCCCGGGTTCATGCATGTTGCAGCTGGAGGTGTTCTTGAAGTTTTGACAGCAAACGTCAAGGCTCATGTTAAGAAGCATCGTAGTCCTGAGCAGAAATATGGCAAGTACAAGTGGCTCAGGATCCTTGTCCGACGAAACGCTGAAGACATCCGGGATATTAAGCGCATGCTCACCGGGTTGACTTTTGGCCTTCGCCATCTTATGGAGTTTAATTCTCAATATTTGCTTGACACGGCCTGCGTTGACACTCGAGATCAGGCGATTTTGGATCTTCTACATGAGGTAGGACCATATGGATTATCGCCCAATGAAATCCATTCTCGCCTCAGTCGGCACGGTCTGAAGTATCATCACATTACACGTCGGATTATTAGGATGAATAAGCGTTTGCAAAATCGGATCGGCCAGCGGGCAGCAGACAAGGTTGGCAGAAACTGGGCCCTCAGTGATTTTCTGGTTCGAAACTGGAATGTGAAGAAAGCTGAGGTTGACTCAGAAAATGAGGTTGAATGGTAACTCTCGGAGTGAAGATCAAGAGAGAATCGCGTGGCACGGGGTGGGATGGGCATGGAAAACTAAGCGTAATCAGCTGCAATTTGATCTCTTGTAATGCCATATTTGGATTGCAACTCGTCTAGTACAATACCTCCACTACCTGAAGTGAGGTACCCGATCTTCTGTAGGTCTTTGAACAGTCTGCCCAATGCGTTTGCGTATCCTGCCCGGAAATCTGGATCTGTTGCTCTGGGAAATCTTATTTTGATAGGGATGAAAGTCTGAAGTAGATTCAATTGAGATTGCTTTTGCAGATTGTCCACAAGTTTGTCCGGACTTGGATTTACTACGATTATCCTGAAACTATGCTTACCACTTACAGCCTCCGATTTCCTTGAGTCTAGGTCTTTAGACATTAAGTTAATGTGGCCGTTTCTCATTCGCTCTGCAATTACTTCTTCAAAAATAGAACCGATTGTAGGATCTCTTAAGGAATATCCGATAATGAAAACACGATCTTCTCGCCTTAGCACAGCTTTGAAATGGTTTAACAAGTCCAAGTAAGGACTCTTAACAGATTCTTCATATCCTATTGCCTCTAGCGGATATATCGTAAAAACGTTCTTGAGATTGGAAGGTTTATTTTCAAAATATCCGATAGGGTCCGGCACTTTCTGGATGTCCTTGTAGGCACCTAATCCCTTGGGTCGAGACACTTGGACTAGATCGAGAGAACCGTGAAGAGGCACGTATCTGATTCCACTTGGGCTTTGGTCAAGTCCTGTGGGGTCGAATTTCGAGAGATCAAGAATTGGATAACTTTGCTTGTCTATGCCTGTGCCATCATCGATTGGAATGTTGCGATAGTCGAGCCATGTCTTGAAGCAGATGTCCCAGTTCGTGGAGTAAATGTTGCGAATATGAGCTTGAATGTTTTCGAGACCTACGCCGTTCAGCAACGTCAATAGGGGACCGTAGAAGAGATCAAAGAGCTTGAAATTTCCTTCTTTCTTTCCGTTTTTGATGGGTTGCATACAAGAATTAAAAATGAACTCTTCAAGGTCAATCAGTGCCGATGAACCATCTTTTCCATACTTCTCTCGCGCTTCATGGAGTTTCAGTTTCTCTTTCAACAAAAGTGATGTGGTAGGAACGGAAATCGGCTTCTTCTTCTCTCCAGAAAGGTCATTCAGGACTGCAAGTAAAGTTTCTAGGTCGAAAGATAGCGGGAAGCCTATTATTCCTTCACTCTCTTCAATTGCCTCTCCAATGTTTATGATAAAGCTGTATTTGTCTTTGTACCTATCCAAGAATTGTTTCGTAAATCCTTCCATTCCAGGTATGTCAAAGGGCACAGACGAGCCTGCACCAAATAGTATCATAACGATAACTAGGGTTGAATCTGGATTTAACATTTGGCGTGCTCTATAGGATCGATTTAGGGACACTGGAACTGTTCTAGAGGCTGCCAGCTCGGATCTCTCGAAAGATGCCGCTACGCGAACAAGTCAGTACAAAATTAGGAGATACCAGCTAGTCGCAGGATCCTACGAATGGATAAGCGCGTTGAAAAGGAGATCGGTGAGCGAATCGCAGAGAAGCATGGTTGGCATTGTGCTCTGACAAGTCTAGCCTATGAAGTCTGGAGACAAGCCTCTCAACATTAGGAGATTCTTTGATGTTAGCGTATACAAGCCACCGATGTAGAAATGGTTAAATTTGTTGTACCAATGATTAGAATCTAAGCGAATTTGAGGAATAACGCATTGAGGTATGTGAAGTCTGTCGCCGCGGTCAGCATCATTGCTCTGGCAATATTGACAAGCTATCTCTTGTGGCAAATCTGGCCTCTTTTGCTTGCCCTAGGCGAGAGAGATCATTTGATTGTGGCTACATGGATTATGGCACTTTTCACAATTGTGCTTGCAGTTTTTACTGTGCTTCAAGGGATCGCGACTCGAGGTCAACTTAAGGCTTTCCGAGAGGCCCAAACTTGGGACAGACTTAGAGAGCACTCCAAGAAGCTGGGGCCAGTCTTGTCCGAATGGATCGAAAAACTAGCAACTGTCACACCTGGCAAGCTCTCGATAGAGCATGGAAAACCTTCATTCTCCATACTTGTCAAGCCATCTCACGTGAATTTGGACGCTCTTTGGGCACACATCGAAACAGGATATAAAGATGAGGCCGCACAGTGGCAATGGCTTTTAGCGGCATCCATGCATCATCGCAGGAAGTCGGAGAACTTTTTCAAGATGGTCCATGACAAAATCAAGCGAAGAGTTCGTCTGCCAACTTATTTCTATAGAGGGAAAGAACCAGACGAATGGTTCAACTCTCTAAGATGTGCGGAAATTGCCTATTCTGTTCTGGTCGGAGAAGTGCAAGCCGATTACTACTTGAAGGATAATCCCCCAAAGATTTCGAAGTCAAAGCCTCACGAGCTGCAATGGCCAGCTGGAACAACAGTAGCGAAGTCCAACCATGAAACTCAATACACCGTTGTACAGCAGGCAGTAACTGACCTAATGAATGATCCAACAATGATCAGGGAAGCTAGTCAATTAGCCGGAGAAGCGCGTCGAATCTCGGATTCTTTGAATTTCTTCCAAGCGTTCTTAAAGAAGTCGATCAATCTTATTCAACTTGGCGGAATACTTGAAGGCGAATGCGAATATTGTTGCCAACTCAAATTGCGGTAATTCAAAGATCTTCTGCCGTCTGAGGTCGCCCGACATTTAGTAATAGATTACGCCTGTTGTTGCTTCTACGTGCATGACTAGGATAGTTCTGGCCCTAAGTCCTTCTCTTCCCTTTATTGCCCGGATAAATAGGGAGGAGGTTTCTGGCAGTCACCGAAACGGAAATTCTGAGACGTGGCAAAAATATATATTTAGAGTTGCAATGAGTTTTCTTTGAGCAAAATGTATGCTTTGAAACGTATTAAGAATGGTTTGGAGTCTATTAGAAGGAGACATGATGAGCTTCACATAATCGCTCTTGCAGTTCAAATTTTGGTTACGTTATTGATAGCGTATTTTGCCTATGTAATTCAGAGTCAGAACTATGACCTACAAAGAGCACTATACGATTTTGAGCCTCAGGTAAGCGGGTTCTGCAATGGTGTCATTTTCGTATATAAGAACAAGTTTACAACAGAAGCAAACATAGAGATCCTCATAAATGCACCTCGATCTGGAAAATTTATCCTTGAAACAAATCGTTTCTACGCATTTCCAGATTATCTCGACCATGACAGTCTCAAATCAAATAACATGGTTTTGAAAGATGCAGTAAGAGATACCACATACCCTCAATCCTATAGGTACAGAGGTCTAGTGGGCTTGGTCGCCTATATTTATCCAATGGAGAATCTGACTGTCGTGGCTTTTCAAGCTGGCGCGCTAGAGTTCAAGATTACATATTTTGATGTCCCGAAGAACACCACGTATGAGTGTCTTTTCAATGCGACAGTACGGTTTGAGGTTGAAGAAAACATCCATTAGTATCATCTAAATCCAAACATGAAAGAAACAAAAAAGGAATCTGATCTCGGAAAATACCAGTCTAGGCTTGGCTTGTTGGAGGTCCCGGTCCGGTTGCTGGAATTGGTTCTTTTTGCCAGCCGAACTTTTTTGCAATTATCTTGGCGATTTTCCAGATGTACCATGTTAGAAATCCATTCGCCAACCAGAGCTCAATTTGTGTATAGGTCCAGCCTGCATAGACTGTGAGGAACCCTACGACGAAGCTGATTATCGCCGTGAAAGCGAAATTCTCAAGTTTAAAGTTTTCTGGCGAAGTCTTTGACAAGTAGCCTACTAGACACGTGGCTAGCGCCATTATGCACGCTATGGGCGCTGCCTTGGCTGCAGCCCAGACGCCATATATCCAATCGTACGGGATGTCGGGGATTTCTGGCTCTGCTCCCGGATCCACCGCAAACGCGATGGCCGTGACAGAAAGCGCCGCAGTCACGAGGCATGCTAAGATAACTGCAAAGAATACTTTCTTCATTTTGCCGATTCACCTCCGTTAGCCGAGTTTGATTGGGATTTCTTCGGATCGACTAGAAGTTTCTGGTACTTGTGTGCGCGCAATTCTCCGTCCTTTGTGAAGCTGATTTATGTTCCGCACCTCTCTCAGCTTTTCAGGCCATCCCAGCTCTTTGAGTTCTTGCAGCATCCGGTTGACCTCAAGAAAGTGTGTGTGGGCAGTTTTCAAGGTTCGATAGGCTTCTGGCGGGTCTATCTTGAGTTTTCGGGCGATTTTATAACCTGTGTCACCCTGGAGCCTCATTTTCAAAATCTGCAGCATTCTCGGAGTTATGCGCAAAGTAACCAGTCATTTCTTGGCGCTATTTGTTTTTAAACGTTATTAACACCTACTAACCATGGTTTCAAGCTGTCAATAAGGCTCTTTTTCGAGTTGCATCATTATTTTTGTTTAGATAGTTATGAGTCCTGACCCAATCGGTTGGCTTAAGCGCAGATTTGCAAGTGATACGTCGACCGACACGGTCGGGATTCGAGGAGCTGGCGCTTCGAGTCAAGCGGATTTCGGCGAGCCCATTAACGAACAGGACCTGCTTTTTGCTGTGCAACGGGAACCGGTTGCCTACCGGATCGTCTTTCAGGTTGCCCACGATATTTTTGATAACTGGTTCAAGGTTGAAGAAGTCTCTCAGAAGCCAGATCCCAATTTTGACAAGCAGGTGCAAACGGCTCTCGCACAGTTGAATGCTAAGAGCGTTTTTACTCAGATGGCGGTTTTTGAACGGTTATTGGGCTGGAGTATTATCGTTTTGGGTTATGCGGATCATGGGAAATCATTGGAGGCTCCGGTTCAGAATCAGCAGGAGATCCGTGACATCGTAGCCTATGGACCTCTGCAATTCAGCGTCCAAAGCAGTGATGAGGACAAGAAAGAGGAAAGCGAAAGGTTTGGCCTGCCGGTTCTTTATACCCTAGCCAGGACTGGGATCAATCAGGCTAAAGTGCATTTCTCACGCGTGATTCATTTCGCAACGCGACTGCTGACGCATCCATACAAAGGGATCTCTGTCCTAGAGCCCGTGTATGATGATTTGACGGTGCTGCGCAATGTTCGCTGGGGCCTCGGTCAAACTATATTTCGGTATGGATCAGGTTTTCCAGATGTTGAGATTCAAGGCGCAACCAAAAAGATGCTGGATGATCTTGAGCAGAGTCAGCAATTCAAGAGTCTCCAGTCTCGGACCTACTTTTTGCACAGTGACAAGACGAAACTTGATTTCAAGGGTCTTGCCGGAAGGGCGTTGGATCCTGAGCCGTATTACCTCCCGATCATGGAGAATATCAGCACCGGTTCAGGCATACCGTTGGCCATTCTACGAGGAGCCCAAGCCGGTGAACTCACAGGTTCAGAAGTCAACGAGCGCGAATATTTCAAACTTATCAGTGATGCCCAAAGTCGCTATGAACCTGGCATAAGGGCTCTAATTGACGCTTTGATTGCTTGTGGTCAGATCAAGACGAACGTGAAGGATTACAGGATTGTTTGGCTTGGCGGTTTTGAGGTTTCTGAGAAGGATAAGGCTCTTGTCGAGTTGAATCTGGCTCAGGCTCGCGAGAAGAAGGTTGGATGGATGCGTGTTGATGAGATCCGTGCTGAAGAGGGTTTGAAACCGCTTGAAGACGGGGCAGGAAACGTTGTTCTAGGCATCAAACGGGCTGAACAACAGCCGCTTTCACAGTCCCAAAAATCTTTGGAGTTCACGGTGGATCAGGAGCTCCTTGAGAAGAAGAATCTTGAGATTTTTAACAACTGCAGATCAGCACATGATTCATTATCGTACTTGCGCAAGATCTTCGCTGTCTACAGAGTTTATAACAAGAGCAACTGTTCCATTCAACAGTTAGCGTCCCATTTTGGCGTTGACCCGCATATTCTGCGCAAGTACATAGCTGAAGCCTATGTTTTGCAGTGCGCTACAGATGAGAACTGCAGTTTCAGAACTCTTTTTGATGAGCCTTTCCAGAATGGCGAAGGGCTCTTTTCTCAGTTATGGAGGAAAAACAAAAATGAGGAAAATAGGAATAGACCTGGCTGAAGTAGACGCAACAAAGATCGTTGAAGACTCAAACGAGTTTCTCGTAGTTCCCGCAATCATCGCTCGTGAAGGCGTCTTCCCATATCCAGAAGGAAAAGCGTTCAAACCTGCTGAAGAACTTAAAGCTGCCACTTGGACAGTTAAAGGCCGTTGGCTTGTCACTGAGAAGCATCCTGATACCATGCTCGTTTTGAACCGAGATCTTATCAAAGGAGAAGTTGAGAATGCCCAATTCTGCAGTGAAATCAACGGAATCCGAGCTAATCTGCGGTTTTTCAAGGAAAAATGCGATTCGAAATTCTTAGATGAAATTAAGACTGGCAAACGTAAGGATGTGAGTCTAGGATTTACGTATGATTTCGATGCGACTCCCGGAATCTGGAAGGGGATGCATTATGATTTTGTGCAACGCAATATTCTTGCTGATCATGTTGCTGCAGGCGTGCCTCTTGGACGTTGCAGTTCGCCGTACTGTGGCATCGCTGTTGACTCGTTGATCCGGAAAGCAGCTTTGGACCCTGAAGAGACTGAGAATTTCATCCATCTTCCAGTTGATGACGCTGGAGACTTTGTTGAGAATAGTTTTCGAACTATTGACATTGACGTGGACAAGGGCATCAAAGCTGTTGTTGGAAAGCTGAAAACTGATCCGGATGGTTCTACGCATATTCAGAAGTATCTTTTCGATAAAGGCAAAGATTGGACGATGGAAAAGGCCCAAGCATGGGTCAATGAACACAAGAAGAGCGGTGATGCCGCTAATGGTTTGACCGCTGAAGAGATTAAGGAGAAAATCCAGGAGCTGGTCGCTCAGCGAGACCGGATAATGGACAAACTATATCCCAAAACAACGTTAACGCAGAAAGAGCAAGAAAAGGCTCGGACTGACCTGACCATTATCGACGCTCAGATGAAAGGCATTGAAGAGTTTGTAGCTCAAAAATTTGTGGGCGGTGCGGCTGGGGATGCTGTCTGGGATACTGCGTACATCAATAACTTGCCTGATTCGGCTTTTGCGTACATCGAAGACGGTGGCGAGAAAGACGATCAGGGTAAGACGGTTCCTCGAAGTCTTAGGCACTTGCCCTATAAGAATGCTGAGGGCGAGATTGACCATGACCATCTTGTGAACGCTTTGGCTCGAGTGAAACAGTCTGCCACTATGCCGGAAGGCGGCAAAACAAGTGCAATCCAGAAACTCTGCAGTGCGGTCCGATCTTGGAATAAGGCGCATCCTGATAGTAAGATTGAGTCTGAAGTTTGTGGGACAGAGGCTTCGGCTGATGCTTTTTGCGAGATTGAACGGGCTAGGCGATTTCTTGAATCACAGTGACGCGCGCACATGCGCTTTAGCAGAATGGTGCCGAGATGATGGTGCTCGCGACCACGACGGCGCGCTATAAGTAGCGAACTCGTGAGAGGAAAATAGGAAAATGTCTAGTAAAGAGGGTGGGTCTGGTGCAGAGGGCGGAGGAGGTACTCCGCCACCTGTTGATAACAAGACTGCGAAGATTAGCATAGACCAAGCGTTAGCAGAGAATATCGCTCTCAAGAAGGAACTTGAGACAAAGGATAACACTATTGCGGAACTCACGAAGCAGTTGAAGGCTGCGAACGATGTGCTCGAGGGACAGACTAAAGCAAAGCTAATCGGCGAGATCCTGCCGCGGTCCAGTTTCACGATCGAGGATCTGTCCGCCAAGTCGGTTGAGGAGTTGCAGCACATCAGATTGACTTTGGACCAGGCTAAGTTGCCAACATACAAGAATGTTCGCTTTGGCACTCCCTACGCGAGGGATGAGGGCCAGAGAGAGGACGGTTTGACTGTTGGCGACTTAAGCGTCGTGACTGAAGCGAAGCGCAAAGCTGGGAGGAGTTAAGCATGCCCCAAGGTATTGTCAAGCCGGTAAGCCAGATTATTGCGTCTGGGAAGCCGTTGATCGTGGAGATGGAAGTCGGAGCGACCGCAACTCCAGCGAAGATGCTTCCTGGTATTCTCGTAATCTTCGATACTGTGGATATGACTGTGAAAGAGGCAGGAGCTAAGGCTGACAATGTTGTCGGGTTCTTGGAAGTTGCGCCTGACAAAAAGATAACTGACGCCTTCGCTGTGGCTGACCAAGTGAAGGTCGTTATGACTGACTGTGTTGCTATGTTGACTTTGCTGGCGGCTGAAAACGTTACACGTGGAGATGCGCTTGTCTCTGCTGCAGATGGTAAAGTAGCAAAGCAAGCTGTTGGCGCTATGGGTGCTCAAGGAAGCGTAATCGGATGGGCTTTGGAGTCAAGTAACGTTACTGTGGACGCTACCATTCTTGTGCATTTCCACAAGGGCGCTGAGCCGGCTGCTGCAAGCTAAGGGTGATTTTGTATGAAGACTTTGAGACGTGTTGGCGTAGAAACGGGTCAATTGACTGATGAGGAACTCACGTACATTGACACTCGGCTAATCGAAGCGGTGCGTCCCGCGCTGGTTGCTCGTCGACTGTTTCCGATTTTCAGGTTGCCGCATGCGGGTTTTACCAGTGTTAAAGCCTGGAAAGAGACGGATATGGGTCAAGCAACCATCGATATGCATGGCATAACACAAGTGAAGGACCGGATTCAACTTGAAGCCATCCCCGTGAAGGTCCCCGTTATCCACAAAGAATTTTTACTGTACTGGAGAGATGTGATTGCAAGTCGCTATGGCGGATTACCGATAGAGACGAGATCTGTGGAATGTGCTGGTGTGCAATGTGCTGAGGAAGAGGACAAGTGCATGTTATCTGGAGAGTACACTGGTTTCAGGGCTCTCGGCATTGAGGGCCTTATGACGGCGACTGGCAGAAATACGAAGGCAAGTGCTGGAGCGTGGCCTGCAAATGCGATTACTGATGTTGCCGCTGCGATCGGAGAACTTGAAACGGATAAGCACTATGGACCATACGCGCTGGTGGCGCGTACAAGTTGGATTGCAAAGTTGCGGGCGTTGATAGCGAACACTGGGATATTCTATCTCGAAAAGGTTGCTGAACTCGTGAAAGCTGGTATCTTCGCTACGGATCAGCTTTACACTAGCGGTGGATTGACCACGGGCGCATTGGTTGTTGAGCCCGGGCAACAGAATTTCGAGATGGTAGTCGGCCAAGACTTGACGACTTTCATGCAGCAGGATGAAGACATGAACATCAACGGCAAAGTATACGAAGTCGTGGCGCCGCGCATCAACAGACCCACATCGATTTGCGAAATAACAGGGCTGACTTAAGCGGCGCCAGGTTAGCTTTGGCTCAGTTCCCCTTTTTTGTAGAGTTCGTTCCAACAAATCTGAAAGGAGGTATACGGTGAAGTTTAGGATATTGCCGAAGGTTCATGGTTTCACTGATGCAAAGGGCGTAACGCACCTGCCGGGCGAGATCGTAGATCTACCTGCGACTTATGAGGGTGAGTCTTGGCTTGAGCGTATTGATAAGCCTCTAAAGGTTGAGGTTCCGGCTGCCAAGTTAGAGCCCGCTGCGGAAGTGAATACTGAGAGCCCTTTAGAGCAACCAAAAAAGTCGAAAAAGACAAAGTAAAGATCCTGGTTGGGATTCCAAGTCTGAGGGATAATGATCGTTTTCGCGGTTATCGAGAGGATGTTATGCGCCACGTTGAGCGGGCTATGATAGGCGTGGAGCATGAGGTTTTTGTTACGCCACCTCAACGTGACAAGGGTTTGCTTGGTATTGTGGATGCGCAGAATTTGCTTGTCGAACGAGCTCTAAAGGGCGGTTTTGATTATTTGTGGATTGTTCAGGGTGACGTTGAAGTGCCCTTGGGCTCTTTTGAGAAACTTTTCGGTTTGAATGTTGATGTTGCTCAGGGCGTTGTGCCTCGGCATGATGATTCGAACGCTTTGATCTGTGGCTTCATGGATGGAAACAAGAAGGTTTGGTATTTGCCGAGAAGCGTGGTTGAACGCCAGATCTTAAGTGGCTGGGTTTTCGCGGGTCTCAGTTGCACATTAATCAAGCGAAGGGTTCTCGAGGCTGGAATCTGCTTCAAATATGAGCGTGGGCTCGGTGAGGATATCCTTTTTCTCTTCGATGTGCAAAGTCACGGGTTTGTGGCGAAGGTTCATGGTTGTGTCTTGTGTGGGCACTTGCCAGAGTGGCCTTTACCAATGATTGGTAAATTTGGGATCTTGGATGTTGGCTGTGGTCATAGGCCTAAGGGAGATGTGAATGTTGATTTGTTTGTTGAGGCTACAGCGCATAGGTGTGTGGATCAGCGGGTTAATGATGATGTCGCTTTGCATGTGCATGAAATCAAGAATTTTGTTAAGGCTGATGCGTGTCATTTGCCTTTTCGAGACGGGTCAGTGAAAAAGGCTTACAGTTGGCATTTGATTGAGCATTTAGTTGATCCTGAACTGTTTTTGCGTGAACTGACGCGAGTTTCTGCAGAGCAGATTGAGGTTAGGTGCCCGAATGGAGAATATTTGTCATGTATGCGTGAGACTAAGCCTTTGCATTTGCATAATTTTTCTGTTGGTTGGTTTACCGAGAAGCTTAAGGCTTATCAGGATTGGGATTTTGCTGTGCGGTGGGATTATTCCCAGAGTGAGCCTTGGGAAATAGTTGTCGCGGGTTGGAGGAGAGGTTTTGATGAGTGAAGATCTTAAGGCATTAGTTGAAAAGAACCGCAGGTTGATTCTGATGCGGCAGGGCCAGGCAGTCGAGGAAACAACTGAGCAGCTGCTAGAACGGAATCGACGTTTAGTCAATATGGCTGAGAAGGCGAAGAAAAGTCAGGAATTGTTGGAGGCTTTGCCTCAAGGCCACGGATCCGGGTTAGATGCTGACATGGTCGATGGTTTTCATGCTAATGAATTGATCGCGAAGGGTCAAAGTGCTGGAGGAGGCGGTAGCGGGGGCGGAATGGCTGAGCATGGGAACGAATTTCACACGCCGGATTTTGCCACTCAGGCAGATCTTGATACTTTGAGTCAAGACTTCTTTGGCATTATGTTGCCGCCAGAGGGAAAAACGATCACGAAGCAAGAGTATACCTGGAATGGTGATGAGACTTTAGATACTTTGAAGGCTTATGAAGGCGACACCTTGCTCTTCACGCTCACGTATAGTTATAATGAAGATAAAACGTTGAAGGAGATTGTGAGGACAGATGCCTAATCATATCTCGAAAATCTCGCTAAGTTGGAATACGGATGTCACCTCGCAAAAGCTCGAGGCGTATGAAGGTGAGGCTCTAAAATTCACGTTGACTTTCACTTGGTCAGCCGGAAAATTGGAGTCACAAACAAGGAGTTGATGGTATGGTAAGTGGAACATTGAAGTTGAATAAGTTGATCGGCTGGAGCTTGAATTTTGAAATTGCGAAAGAAGATTCTGAATACTTTGTGTACTACTACCTGCCAGACGGCAAGACTCTTCTAAAGATAAAGTTGGACTCTGCAAGTGAAGCTCTGTTAAGGCAGAAAAAGAAGGATCTGATTGCCTTCTTGGATCAAGATGTGACGCTTTCAGGAGAGGTTACAGAGCGCTGGGAGAAAAAACAGGTTACGAAGCCTGAGCAAACAGTTGAAGAGTGGGTGCCGGTCTAGTTGCCCATCACCTACGACGTTGCCAACAATGCTATCACAGTCATAGGCTATACGGAAGGGAGCCCTTGCACTTTCAATGATTTGTGGAGTGCAGACAAGTCCGGTACATTAAGCCTTCATGCGCGGACGGGGATAAGTGCGGTTGACGCGAATCCGGTGAATCTGACTCGGAATTTGCGACCAGCTGATGAGGTTTTGATGGGTGGTCCAAAAAACGATCTTTACATTGTCGTGACGAACTGGGTCAACATGACTTCTGCGACCATTCGGCTCATAGGGACTGATGCGAATGGCGGAGCCCAAACGGAAGACCTGGCAATAACTGGAAATGGGACATACAACGCAACCAAACTTTTCAAAACCTTGACACAGAGTCAAGTCGTCGCCTTCATGAAATCTGATAGTGGGAATTTTTCTTATGAAGTTCTGCAGGGGCAATGGGGCGTGGTTTGGAGGCCATCCTCCGTGCCTACTTGGGAGGCCTATTACCATTTTGACGCTAAACTCATAATAGGCGATAATGGAACGCCAACATGGTTTGCTGACACGAATAAACTCGTTGAATTTTATCCTATGGTTGACCCGAACATTGGGATTCTCGTAAAAAACAACGCTACGTTACGATTAGGCGTGCTCGTTGATGTTGCTAAAAAAATCGGGCGTTCCGGCTGTTTCATACTGGATCTGGGAGCCACAGGCTGGGGCTTCATAATTAGCGGCATATCAGGAACGATCCACTTATATGGCTGCGCATTTGCAAGTCTGGGAAAGAATACTTACATTGAATTTCGGGGAATAGCCAGAGCGTGGCAGTGTTTGTGGAACTGGAGCACTACGCCAATGTTTACTGCTACTGCCACGGGAGACGTTTTCCAACAGACCAACGTTTTCTGTCAAGCCGGGATACAGACCCGCACTTCAAACATCACAGTTGACAGGCTTAATGTTTTCAGCAACGGCACAATGTATGGACTTTCCTTCAGATATATGTCCTCAACTTCTGCAACCATCACCAACCCCTACGTTAGAAACGTGCAGTACACCATTGAAATTCAAAGCGTCACGAACACCAATTGCTATGTTGTAAACATGGATTATGACAGCGAAAACTGGACCATCGCTTGGTACGGAACAGACACTGGGACCCGTATCTATCGGCAATATACTGTCAACTTGAAAGTCACAGACAAAGACAATAACCCAATCAGCGGCGCCACAGTGACGCTCAAGGATAAGGATGGCAACCAAGTTTTCAGCGTGAACACAGATGTGAACGGCAACATTGCAACACAAACAGTCTCTAAAGGCTATTACGATCAAGCACACGGCAATACACTACAGGATTATGGGCCTCACACATTGACAATTGAAAAACCTGGATACCAAAGCTACCTGAAGAAATTCGTTTTGTCAGCGAAGACTATTTGGGAGATCAAGCTTGCCCTGATGAATAGCTTATTATTCAGCTCTGGAAAGCCGATTTTGAATTTGAAGCCTTCGGATCCAGAGAATAAGAGTGTGGTTGTTCTGTGATGGGGAGGAAAAAGAACGAGTCTGAAAGTGAGTTTGAGAGGCCACCGAATAGTAAGATCAAAACTACGGTTACGCTTGACAATAAACTGTTGGATGAGATGAAGAGGATTCATGTTGATGAAGTAAGAGTAGCTCAGGAGGCTGATCGTGTTCCTCCAGATTGGAGTAATACGGTTGAAATGCTTTTGCGCAAGGGTGTGAAAGCGTACAGAAGTAAACCCGCTTCTGTTAGATAACGTAAGATAATATACGATAACGTACGATACTGTCGTATTTTGTTGAATTAGCCTTAATAATGCTGCTTTCCCAGTTTTCGTTAAATATCTGGTTCGGAGCCGAATTTTTGGTCCAAGTTACGCCTCAAAGCGTCCGAGAACGAATAAATCTAACAGAATCCGCTGTTTCTGACGATGTTGTCAATCGATTTATCGTTGATGCTGGAGAGACCGTAGAACTTGAGACGGGTCTCACAATAGATCCTGATGACTGCACGGATGCCGAAGCCGTTGCGATTCGGAACTTGGCAGCTGTCTACTGTGGAGCCTATATCACGGGCGGAACTTCTAGCGGCATGAACTTTCGAGTCGGAGATCTGGCGGTAAATGAATCTCAAGCCTCCACAATGAGTACTAACCTGCAGTTTTTGCTAGATGAAGCAAGACGGGTCATTGCGAAGCTGAAGGAGGCTGAGAGTGGTTTTAGGGCTGTGAATGCGTAATGGGAACTGTTCCTGAGGCTTACTACGAGTTTGTGATGCATTACGCTCCGTATTTTTACGTTATTCCAACATCGATCACTCTAGATGCTGCAGAGGGCCAGAAGAACGTGACCGTTGCGGATGGCACGAAGTTTCAGGCAGGCTTTCCCGTTGAGATCAAGGATGATGCTTATGCTGAATGGAATGAAGTCGATAGTGTGGCTGGCAATGTTGTGACTATGAAAACTAACTTGGTCAACACTTACTATGTTTCGAAAAATGGCAAGGTTGAAGGGCCAGATCCTGCGTTTATGCGCGGCGCCTTTCCAGCTGCCTTCGGAATTGAGTTTTTGTACGAAGCCTATTCTGCCAGCCAGTTTAGCGCTAGGCAAGCCGAGATCCTCGCCAAAATCGTGAGCCTTGCAGATTGGCTTCTCACACAGCAATGTGTGGATCCCGCCAAAAAGGCGTATGGGGGCTTCAAAAATAACGAAAACGGTACGGAACACTGGAGTATCGATGCTGGCCGCGGGATCCCAGCACTTCTTAAGGCGTACGAGCTCACGGAAGACGCTGATTATCTTAATGCTGCCAAACTTGCTGGAGGAACTTTCCTATACACGATGCAGCATGATCCTGTAACGCTGGGCGTTCATGACAAGTACTATGGCGGTTTTGCGCGGTATGTGAAGCTTGACAACACTTGGGATCGTTTGATGTTGATCGAGGATCTCTACGACTTTATCGCGTTGAAAATGCTTGCAGACACATACGATGTGGCCAACCAAGGCAAGTATGAAGATATGATGACTGATGCGATCGGCTTCTTGCGAGATGGTTTTGAAGATTTCTATTTGTGGTTTGACCCTAAGCCAACTGGTGACGGAGCCTGGCATCGCGTTGGTATCAACAACACGGAGATTTATGATGATCCATTCAGCTTCGCACTTCTCGGTCTCTTCGATTACGAAGCCTGGAGCATAACTTGCCAGAAGGTCTACAATTTTCTGCAGAGCATCAGGCCCTCAGGTCAATATCCAGGATATAATCCGGCTATTTGTTGGCCTGGCTACATGGACGTAGTAAGCCGTTATGCCGCATGCGCCTACTATGACGATTTGACCTGCGGGATTTTGTGGAGGATCCGAAAGGCCTGGGATAAGCCATCTTTCAAGTTCAGCATGCTTGTCGCCCAGAAGTATGAGGAGGAGTTCATGTTTTGGGGGCCCAAATTCACCGATTACACCCCGATCATAGCGCAGAAGGCTATGGCAAACGTCACCTGGCTCGGTCGATTCTTCCTCAATTTTGAGGAACCCCTAACGTCTTTCACAAGGATTTTGAACAGTCACGGCGAAACCGTTTCGCTTTACCCGGTCTCTGAAGCGCTTGAAACTGTTTCTTATGGCGAGCCCTTAGAGGTTTCCGCAACTGTTTCTCCGCTGAGAGCTGAAGAGGTCGTGCTTGAACCGGGCTATTTCCTCACGGATTACCTTGCATTTTACACGTTTCTGCCAGTCCGGCAGCATGACAAGATCCGACGTCGGGGCGAGGACTACGAGTTAGAAAGTGTGCAGAGTTTCATGTTTCAAAACGAGCCCATCTACTTCAAATCGATTGGCAGGAGGCTGATCTCTTCATGAGCGTCGTGGAGGATCCGGTGCTGACAGTTGCGAGGTTGCTGAGGCAGTACACTAATCAAGCGGTCCTGAAAGATAATGGAAGCTTCGCGAAGATTCCCGTAACTACGCAAATTTTTGATCGAAAGTTTCTGCAAGAGAATGACGCGCAAATAACAGTTGCATTGGAACAAAGCATGGATCAGAAGCTTGAGCTTGCCGGTCGGCTTAGGCGCAGAAGCGTAATTGTCAAGAGTACGATTTGGACGACGGATAAGTCCGCGCCGGACGCTGATCCCGGGCAAGTCATGCGGGACAAACTTATCGTGAAGATTAACACGATCATTCGGGAAAGGCGGAATCTGCCAAATCAGGCGCCTTATAACTTTCTGGGACTCGGACATCCCGAGGGAGATCCACACAAGGCATTTCAAGCCGGCGCAGGATCTGAACTCTCCCCAGGAGCCGCTGGTTGGGCCGAGCTTTCTGCGCTAGAGTACGCGAAGATCTGGCGCAGCGACGATGATCGATACTCGAAAAGTCATAATGTGAACAATGAGTATGCCTTGATACTTTTCCGTTTCAAGATCGATGCTCGGGAAGACGTCTTAAAAAAGATTGTTTTCAGTTACGAGGGTTACGGCACTGCCCCGGGGGGCAATGGAGTTACGATCAAGATTTGGAATCCTTTTTCTGTAGCTTGGGAAGAAGCCCAGACAGGATCCGGCAGCGGAGACGAAACCATAACTATCACGATCTCCGAAGATTGTGACAACTTTGTCGACGCGAACGACTACATTTGGCTTCTTGCAAGGACAACGAACCCAAGCAACGGCGTGACTCCTGCAGTCTTGTACTGCGATTTTGCTGACCTCATAATTCAGGTGAATGGGCTCGCTTTCTGTGATGTGGTTGGATACCGGCATGCTCCAGTTAACCCAGATGTGAAGCCGTACCTTTTCCAAACCGACTTCACGTTGAAAGGGTGGCTTTTCGAGTCAATCTCAGGAGCGTTCTAACTTGACGCTTTTTGTCGACGTTGTCGACGCTGTCGACGCGCGCGAGAAAACTCTGGAAGGTGGTTTTGGAAATGTTACTTTTCGAAGCCTTCTCCTTTCTCCTCAATTGTACGTTTCTAGGACTGCCCAGAAAAGAATCCGAAGAATCGCGCGCACATTCATGGTGATCCAAAAAATAAGAAAAACAGGAGGAAAGAACCAAGATGGTTGAGACATATGGAAGTGAGGAACAGCGATTCTATTACGTGACTGAAGCAGTGTTTGGCACGACGCCTGACACTCCTGGCATGACAAGTGTTCCGGCGGATACCATTGACCCGGGCATAGATCCCGGGAACATTAAACTCCGTGGGGCGGGAAGTTACGATCTCCAGGCTATCAAAAAGGGTCTTAGACAGGTAGCTTGTAAAGTTGCCTTTCCGTTGCCGTCGACGTCGCCAATCGATCTGCTGCAATGGTGCAAGATCGATGAAGACAAGAGTCTCAGCGTCCAATGTATCTACTACAAAGGCGTTTTCGCTTCAGCGACAGACATCATCAGCATACTTTTGAAAGGCATGAGGATCAACAAAGCCACTGTCGAATGCAGCATCGAAGACGTTGTCAGAGCTGCTCTCGAGTTGGAAGGCCAAGACGTCAGCGTTACCAATGCGAAGATTGCAGGAGCAACATATACAGATCATACTGGCGGGGTTGCGTTCAACGAGACCTACGTGAAAAAGGGAGCTGCGACGTTGGATCGTGTAAGTGCATGGAAATTCATTGTGGAAAACAACGTCAAACGTGTGCCCGTGATACGTACGACAAATGGTCATCTAGCGAAATATGTGACTTTTAGACACCGAGTTCTAAGTGGCGAGATAACCTTCGAGTTCGAAGACAAAGAAGAAGCTGATGAAGTTCTGGCAGACACCGAGTTCGCTCTCGAAATTGGCTTGGGCGACACCAAGAAGGCTACACTCTCAGCTTGCAAGTGGGATAACGTAGGCATTCCGAGTCGAATGGAAGATCTGCTGTACCTCAAAGCTGCATTCACGTCTAAGGGCCCGTTGGCGATCGCGTAGAGGTGGTAAGGATGGAGTTGGAACGGAGAAAACTTGGCGCCATTGTCGCGTTATGTATACTCGGAGGTCTTCTAGTCGGATCCATAGCAACTTATGCGGCTTTGCAGTGGACCTACAAAATCACGGCTGTAGTCACTATCAAATCAGTTGGCGTGAATGTATACTCAGATCCCGCGTGCACGGTACCGCTTCTGGGTATAGATTGGGGTATGATGGAGCCTGGGCAAAGCAAGAGTTTTCCGGCTTACATTAAGAATGAGAGCAACGTTCCCGTGATAATGAGCATGTATGCAGATAATTGGAATCCGGTAAATGCGAAAGATTTCATGACGCTCGGTTGGAGTTATGACGGCAGTCAGATCCCGGTAGACAGTACCTTACCCGTGGACTTCACGTTGACCATAAGCGCGTCAATCTCTGGAATCACGAACTTTAGCTTTGAGATCTGGGTTGTTGGAAGCGGATAACATGCAGGTCAAACTTCTTGGAGATCTGGGAAGACGGCTCTCAAAGCTCCCCGATTCTCTTAAGAAAATCGTCCTGCAGGACCTGGAGACTGCTGCTGTCAATCGACTTGCTGTCATGGAGAGAGCGAATCTTGAGAAGCGAGATCGGTCGTGCATTTAGTGCATCGTGGGTGCACTCAGTGCACGGAGTGATGGAGAGAGTGAAGGTTGAGAAGTGAAAGTTTAGACGTTGACGAAAGATTCGGGAAAGAATACGCTGGGCATTACGTGTTCGGCGAGATCACTTGGGCAAAAAGAAACCGGATAATCCAGAAACATACTAAGTATAGCAAGGTTTCGGGTCAAGTTGAGAGCAGTGATTTCGTTGCAATTCAGGCTGAGACGATTTTAGCCAGTCTCAAGGAGCAGCCCGAGAACAAACCCATAACCCTTGAGAAATTGACCGGTGAAGAAGAAGGAGTTCCCATAGAGGTTGGCGAGACATTCTCAAAGATTGTCAATAAGCTCAATGCTGTTTCTCATGAGGAGCTACGTTTTTTGTTAGAGCAATTAAGCGAGGAAAACCGTGCCCAACTCTTTCAGAGTTTCGGCTTTGTAAAGAGTTCGGATGGACAGTCCTCCAACTCAGAAAGCAGCCAGCCAAAACAGTCGAGCAATTCCTAGTGATCCTAAATCAGATAGACAAAATGACAGAAGAGGAAGTTGAAAAGGCGAAGCGTGAGGCAAAAGTCCGTGGCCGTTGAAGTTTCCTGTAACGTCAAAGGTATTCGAGAATTTCAGGCAGCTATGCAGACGTTTCAGAACTCAATGCAAGCTTATGTGCACAGGCAACTTGTCAGCTGGGCTGCTGACGTCAAAGCTGAAGCCATGCAGAGAGCCCCGGTGAAAACCGGTCACTTAAGGAGATCGATCTATGCCGTTGTCAGAGATTGGGTTGTCAACATTGGAGCTGAGGCGACGTACGCCCTGTTTGTTGAGGTCGGTACACGATACATTAGTGCGAGACCTTATTTATGGCCATCAATTCAGGCTCATCTCCCGGAGCTCGAGCAACTCGTTTCTGAAGCAATTGATGCAGCAAAATTGGAGGCAGGATTCCGATGAGTTTCAGTGGTTTTGGCATTTCAATTATCGCTCAGAATTTGGCTAGCGCTGAGTTTCAAAAGGTTGCTGCTGATGCTGGAGCCATGGCTGCGCAAATCTCAAGTCAACGCATGAGTATTCAGGCAGAAAACTGTGTAACTCCAGAGATCAACCGTATTGCAGAAGGTGCTGCACGAGTTAAGGCTGAAGTTGAAGGTTCACCGATAAGTCTCAGTTTCAGTCCCGTTGATGTTCCTGTCATTCCACCGCTTGATCTTTCAAGTTTTGAAGATGCCAAGGTTACGTTCGGCGGAGTGGGAGTTGCCGCGATCAACATGGGCGAGGATGTTCAAGCTTCAGCAGGAGGGTTTGCGACTTTGGGGAAAGAGGCTGCTGCGACAACTATTAGCCTTACTACTGTTGCAAGATCCTTCACAGCTGTAACTAGTCTCGGATCCGCAGTCATCATGTTGGCAGGAGATTTTGGCATGGTTGACAAGGAAAGCGCAAAATGGGCCAGAACGGTTCTAGGTGTTATCACCGTAATCTCTGCTCTGATTCGCTTGAAATCATACATGACTGTAGTCACGACTGGCCAGACTGCGTCGATCGCGATCAATACAACAGCTGAGACGGCAAATGCGAGCGCAAGTATCGTGACATCTATAGCACATAAGATCAAAGCCGCTGCGACCTGGCTTTGTGTGGCGGCTCAAAATGCCCTTAATATTTCGCACGCGACGTTCCTCGCCCTAACCGGGGTAGGCATCGGAGTAATCATTGGAGCGGCTGCTGCAATGGCTTACTTCGCTTCACAAATGAACGCTGCTACATCTGGCATAAAAGAGTTCAACGCTGCAGCTGAAGAAGCGCCCACTAGAGCCCGCGGAATCCAGCGAGCCGGGGAAGAGGCCATGTATCGGCGCGGGGTCGAATAAATGAAGACTAGCATGAGCCTTGACCCTGATCTTCTGGCTTGGGTTGACGAAATGATCAAGAAAAAGCGATTTGCCAACCGATCGCACGGCGCTAACTACGCCCTTCAGAGACTCAGGGAGCGAGAGAAGGAAGAGTTACACACATGATATCTCTTGGTATCGTGTCATCTGATGACATCTTTCCATGTCATGTCCTGACAGAGGAGTTTCACATATGATTATGCTTGACATTTTGAGAGCTTTCATCTTCGCGGTCCTCTATGGCTTCATGGAGAATCGAGTATTCTTCGAAGCTGACATGGACTACGCGATTTTGAAGCACTTCAAACTCTATCATTTATGCATGTTCGGGCTTTTCGCAGTCGTCAGTTTCAGTGTAACCTTTGAAACTTGGATCTTCGGTTTAATTATGATGCCTCTGGTCCAGGATGCGAGCTGGTTTATTTTTGAGGGCAGATGGCCACGGCAGGATGATTGGGTTAACTGGGGAGGCTTTCCGTTGATTCTAGGCTTACCGCTTCTGTACTGGATCATGGGCTCCATTTTGGCTGTTTTGGCGGTGCTTTTCGCTTGAGTGTCGAAATCCCCAAATGTGCGATTGTCTTCGGGGCGGTGACGCCGCCTCAAGGCGACGTTGTCGATCTTAGGGTTCACTTGGGTTGCACTAAAGAAGTTAGCAGCTTTGAGCTGGTCCTGCAGAACTGGGACAAGAAGTATAGTCCTGGCGGCACAACTCCGATTAACGTTGGGATGGATGGACACATTGACATTGGCAGGGGCTCTAATGTTCCGCAGATTATTACATGCAGAGTCGAAAAGATCAATTGTCAATCTCCTGATCCTCTAGAGCATTACATTCTTGTTTCCGGAAGATGTTGGGGAGAAAAGCTCTTCCGTAGAGTCGTGACCAAAAAGTACACTAATCAGAAAGGCGAAGCGATCGTCAAGGATTTGATCGATAACTATGTGGGCCTAAGCCATACCCGAGACAGCGCGGAGCTCATCCAGGACACTGATACAACTTACACAAGTTTGGAGTACGAGGACACGCCTGTTTGGGATATCTTGAAGTACATCGCTGAAAGCAGCGACAAGGACGGTGTCATCGGGTTTGATTTCATCGTGGCACCAGATGGCAAATTCGAGTTTTTCAAGAAGAATAGCCGTAACTCACTTGTCGATTTGACCGATAAAATTGAAGTCAGTGAATACCGCAAGGACATTCACAGGGTCCGAAACAAAATCATGATCTACGGGCTCGCCGACAAAAGTATGCCTTTGGATAAGGATGCCTGGACAGAAAGCGTAACACCTGAAGACGGCGCTTGGAGTTCAATCGGCGGCGAACCGCCAACCTTTGATACTACGAATAAAGTGAAGGGCACTGGAAGCATCAAGGTTCATGGCGTTCAGGCTTACTATGAAGGCGGAGTTTTCACGCTGAATGCTGGCAAAGAAGTCAATGCAAATCTCTATCCGATTTTAAGCTTCTTTGCTGCTCTCCAGCAAGCTTTCAGGGGCGACGTCGACGTAAGTCTCTGGGACACGGCAAATAAGGCGGCTTGGAAGCACATTAACATTGCACCGGGCGAATGGCGCAAGACAGATCTTAAAGTCGGCCTTGCCAACGAGGGCGACTGGATTGTTGATCCGGGCTTCGACTGGACCCAAATCAAGAAGGTCCGGATCGACTGTTGGTTTAGCGGTGTTGGTTCGGGCTATTTCTGGATTGATGCCTTGTACTTTGGCGGTCGAAGATACGCAGCGGTCCGTGAAGATGTTGCGAGTCAGAATGCATATGGCCTCCGCGAGCTTACTGAGACTGATGAAGAGTTAGTAAGTGATAATGAGTGCGATCTGCGGGCTAAGGCTCTCTTGGATTATTTCAAAGATCCTGCTGAATACTTGACGGTCCGTAGTACGGTGATTGATTATGGTCTTACGCCATCCTTGGCAGGAGACAAAATTCCCATTGAGTTGCCAAATGAGAATGTTGATTCGGATTTTCGCATCGAAAGTATGGACTACCATGTGGACCTAAAGGTCCAAACTCTTGAAGTAGTTTATGAGCTTGGGAAGGTTCCGCCGCAGCTTGCAGATTATCTATATGGGCTCAGGGCCACGACGGTCACGGTTGAGAAGCTTGCAAGGACGAAACTCGGCAAGAAAGGCATTCCAAGCGTTAATTACGGCGGAGGCATGGGTGCGCATCACAGTGGCCACGAGACCGGAGACGATACAGGAGCCCAATGGCCGAGCGAGGATGAGGGCGGCTGGGACAAAATCACCGGTTGGATCTCTCCCAAGTTTCTGGGACCGTTTGATGATTCGGCAGCGATAATAAAGTTTCGTACGCAAGATAAGGCAGGAACCACTCCTGTTGATCATCAGTTCAATCCGAGCGATGATCAGCATGGCGTCTTCGGGTCTGAAACTTTCCGCTGGAAAGAGACGCATTCAATGTATGGCTATTTGTACAATAGTCTCAGACTCAAAGTTGCAGCTGAAGAGAATGTTAAAGCCCTTCTGGATCTTGAGTCTCTACAATTCGGAGCCGGGGGCGCTTCTGCACCTGATATTTACCTTAAAAGATTGAGCGCAAATACGTTTGAGATTAAGGCAGAGAAGCTTCTGCCGAATGCGACGAATATTCTTGAGATCGGTGGAGCTGACAAACTGATTAAGAATTTGTTCACGAAACTCGTAACGCTTTCTGATGATGGCATTGTACAGTTTGGCGCTGACGCGTGGTTCAAACGGCTGGGCCCGGGATTCATAGAGTGCTGGCGATATCTTGTGCCTAAGGCTGGCGTGACATGCAAGCTCGGCACTGACCTAGATGTGTGGAGTGAGGTACATTGCGATAATCTCTATAGTCAGTTAATCTATGCTGGCGCTGACTACTTGCTGATCGTAACGGCTGGAAGAGTGCTACAGAACGTCCTTGCCGACGCGGCCATAATCACAAGCGGACAGTTTCCGTTGGCCCGCATGCCTCGAGGTGATGCTGGGAAATATATTCGAGGTTACGGCGTCGGCTTCGATCCAATGTACGCAACCATTCCAGCTGACGATATTCCAGGCCTACCCGCTTCAAAGATTACCAGTGGAAGATTTGGTTTGGCTCGGCTTCCGGAGGGCTCCTCTGGATATGTACTGGAAGCTCAAGGCGCAGGGTTTGACCCCATGTACGTCAACCCTAACGGGCGATATACTCCTGCAGGCCATAATCACGCAGCAGGCAACATAACAAGTGGTGTCCTGGATGAGGCAAGGTGTCCAAACGTTTATTCTGGCCAGATAACTTTCAACGGTGGCATAGTCACGAATAGCGTTAACTGCGCAAATTGGAGCGCAACCGACATTATTTTCGAGAATAAGTTCAGAATAACGGAATCTGAAAAACTCGGTTTTCCCAAGGGCTTAGCGTTCTTGAATCCGAGGGGTAAGATTTTGATGTTTCTCGATAGTACCGGAAATATCGAGATCCTGGGGAAGGTAAAACAGCGTTCTTCCCGGTTGAAAATGTTCTGGGAAAAATTGAAGAGGAGAGTTGGTTTTGCAGGGTAGGAATTTGAGAAAGCAGCTTGAAGGGCTCGCTCCAGGAGACTTGGTTTCTGTTGATTGGTGTGATGCAAGTATCGGTAAGAGCTCTGGAAGCGGTATGGCTATTGATGTGCCGGTCCGAAGTTGGGGGGTCTTCATAGGTGTTCTAGGTCAAAAGAGCAAGCATATTGTCTTGGCGCAGAACAGCTTCAAGTATTCAGACGGATTGTTCGATATTGATTACACTGCTATCCCCGTTTCTTGGACTTTCAACATACTAATAATCTCTAAGAGTTCTGTTGATGGGAAAACGGCAGGCAAGCTTGTTAACAGTTTTCTTTTGGGAGGCCGCCGAGCGTTTGTTAAACGTACATTCCAGAAGTCGGTGAAGAATCATGCCTGACTTCATTAAACGTGCACTTACAAGGAAGGTTCATCGTGGAAGTCGCGGGAAAGAGCAGATAATCATTATAGAGCCTGATCAGAAGATTGTTTATCTTGTGAAATTTGCGATCGGCATGACTGGATGTCTCTCAGCTCTTGAAATCGCGCATATGGCGTTTATGCATTCTTGGAGCAGTGAGATCTTCGCAACTATCACAGGCCTCAGCGGCACAGTCATGGGGATCTTTGTAGGGCAGAAGGTCAGTTAATATGGTTTCGAAGTATGAGCTTTCCTTGGCGCTTGAAAAGTTAATCAAAAGTGTGCAGGCGCTCGAGGAGGAGGTAGAAATGTTGCCGCTTGTCTTGAGCGCTCAGTTAATGGAGAACTTGAAAACTCTCAGTTTCAGGGTGACAAATCCTGCATTATCTACCGTAACGTTGAGCATTGCGGAAGACAAGACTTTACAAGTTTTGAAGGGTCTCCCTCGTCAAGATGTAACTGCCAAGGATGTTGCTCTCCTCACGAAACGTGCTCGAGCTGTTGAAAGCATGCATCTGAATGTGCTTTCCCGACGCGGCGTTCTCTTGAGGGAGAGAAAGGGCCGGAGAGTTTTCTTCACTTTGAAGGAGGAATATCGTGGTGAAAGGTAAGCCTTGGACAAAGGACCAAGAGCAGATCCTCGTTCAACTGTTGAAGAAAGGGAAGAGCGTCGACGTGATTTCCCGAGCCCTCGGAAAGCCTGAGGGAGCCGTTTACATGAAGATGAAGCGTTTGGGGTTAGGAGTAGTAGTGAATGAAAAAAATCAAGTCACTACTACTAGTCTCAAAACAGTAACTGAGTTACCCAGCATTGAGGACGTAATGAAGAGACTAAGCGCGGCGTTATCTGCACTTGAGACGCCTGGAATCGAGAAGAAAGAAATCATCAGGCTCAGATGTCTTATTCAAGGCGTCAAAATCTACAAGGAACTCTTCGCGGATTACGTGGACTATCGGGGGATCGAAAAGGAACTCGTTGAGTTGAGAACTAAATATGACGACCTTGTCAAAAAAGTCCAGAACCCTTCGGGCCGCTGAGATCTTCCGTGAAAGGTCTAGAATCAAGGCTGAAGAGCGTCTTGTGGACAAAATCCGTGAAGAAAATGCGGTGGGACTAAGTGAAGATCCTGTCGAGTTTTTCCGGCAAATCGTGGGATTTGAACCTACATCCTATCAGAGAGACTTCATCACATTGTTTGTGGAGAACCAGTTTACTGCTGGCCGTTGGTGTCGTCAAAGCGGGAAAAGCTGGATAATGGCTGCCCTGCTTTTGTGGTATGCTCTTACGCATGTGGATAGTTACATTGCACTCGTAGGCCCAAGCTGGCGACAGACGAAACTCAATATTCGAAGGATAAGCTATTTTCTGCGTCGACTGCCGCCGACCATGTACCTTAAACCTCAAAGAACACGCCTTGGGTTTCCCAACGGCTCGGTTATTGAAGCTTTCCCCAACAATCCTGACACTATCCGAGGGCCAACCTTACATGTCGTGTGGTGGGATGAAACTAATTTTACGCCGAACGATTTAGATCTCTATGATAGTATCCTCTTCACGCTGGGGACAACGGATGGGAAACTGGCGTGCACGAGCACACCCTGGAATACTGATAGTTTGTTTTGGAAGATGTGCAACCATAAGGATTTTTCGGATTTTGCGAGGCTTCATGTTACTTGGGAACAAGCTGTTGAGCCGAATGGCCCACTGAAAAAAAGCATTCTCGACAAGATTCGTAAGCAGTTTGGCGAGGATCCCGCTCGATGGAGAAGGGAAATGGAAGCAGAATGGGCTGAAGATGAGAACGTCTGGCTACCACAAAGCCTTATTGTTTCATGTATTGGCACGATCAAAAATTGCGGTGAGGATCTGCAGCCGTTTGATCCAGAAAGGGCGTATGACGGAGAGTTTTTCGGCGGCTTAGACTTGGCCCAGGTTCGGGACTACTGCGTTTTCAGCGTTGCAGAAAGAGTGAATGATAGGCTGTTTCTACGTCATTTGAAGATTTTTCAGCAGCCTGTGAAGTATGCTCATGTTTTAGGGTATGTGAAGACGCTCCAGGATCGTTGGGGAGGCTTTGCAAAGATTCGCGTCGACTTCACAAAAGAGGGCCCCAGCATAATCAGCGACATGGAGAACGCGGGCATCAGGAACGCCGAGGGCGTCAACTTCAGCATTCCCCGCAAGAGCGAGATGGCAAACTTGCTCAAGCAAAGAATGACTGACGAAAGACTTTTCTTTCCTCTGTTAACCTGGGACAAGTCTTACAGGGGCGATGTCTGTAGCGAACTCAACGTCGAGCGTTATGAGCTTAGACGGGACGGCGCCATAGCGCTAAGCCACCCCACCGGCACTCATGATGATGTGTTTTGGAGCATTGCCCTCGCGGTTTATGGAACAGTGGAAATGAAGGCTGTTGATTTGGAGAGTTTGAGGTTTGGGTAAACTTGCTCGAATCCGAAAGAAATTGGCTAAACGCAAGGTTACTGGTGTTGGAAGGTAGGTGCGGATCGATCGAATGTTTTATTGCATGAAACATTCTTCCACAAAATTTAACTAGAACTGGATTGCACCTTTTGCTGCAACCAATATTCAGATTCATGTGTTGTGCCTGCGGGGGGAGGGAGAAGGAAACAGAAAGTATGCAGTCATAGGTATCTCTTCGCAGATGATGCCAGAATAATCCTTTGGGAACAAATACTAGGAGCTGCGAAATCGGCAAAACAGGAGGTGAGATGAAATTGAGGAAGAACATTTTGATATGCGCATTTCTGCTTTCTGCAATGATACTACAGATAGCGTTATCAACAGGCCCAACTAATTATGATCCACTAGTGGATATAAACGATGATGGAAGAATCGATATTCTGGATATTACTAGTCTGGCTGTTCGATTCAATACCGAAGGAACACCGATAAACAAGACTCTTCTCACAGAAATCGAACAAAAATATGCCAAATACGTCTATGACTACTCGTTACTGATGAAAGAAGTCAATAGTAGAAACTGCATGAGTACAACATTCTTTAGTGTAATATTTGTGATGCCAGAAGATCCATCTGTCCGGGAAGCAGTCTACAACATAACTGGAATACTTCCGGGCGATGAGCCCGGTTCACGGGATGACATCATGGACATTTATGAATGGGTTCGTGACAATATAGAGTATCGAGAGGACCCTTTGTATCCAATACTACCTTCTGAACCTTCAGGCACTATAAAATACCTTCCAGATATGTGGCAGTTTCCCAATGAAACATTACGCTTGAAGAGAGGAGATTGTGAAGATCAAGCAGTTCTATTATGTTCAATGATCAGATGCTGCACACAAATGCGATCTTGGGTTGACTGTATATGGATAACTGACAATCTGTCTTCGCACTTAGCAGTACAAATGCCTGTCCTAGGCTGGGACCCAGGACAAAATGGCCTTATGATCTTTGACCCTTTACTCTCTCCCCCCTACTATACTAGTGACTATGCGGGTAACTTGGTCTATAAAGATGTTACAGTGGAGATTAACAACTACCTTAGCAGATGGCAACCCAAATTCAAAGGTGAACTCTATCCTTGGAGAATCTTTTCAGATTGGGGGATGATGGAGTTTGCATCAACAGGCGAATACACAGAGTGGATGTACAATAGATAGCCCACGCCACGCGTTTCTTAGGTTCCCAGAAAGAGTTCGATCGATCGATCCAGCTGATTTGGAGGCCTTCAAGTTTGGATAAAACAAACATATTCGGGAACATTGGACGCACGTTGTCTTTGGTTCGATAACTGCCTAGGTTGGACCGTTTCTGGCTGTTGTTCTTCGACGGTCCAATAACCTACAATTGATCCACACAAGATCAATAGATATCAAGGTTGTAGTCAATGCCCTAGAACCGTAATCTGTAACATTTGTCCATATTGCTTTTATAGTTAAACTTATAAAGTAAATACTTGAATAGAACAAGAAAGGTAGATTGAGGTGATTGTCTAAATGCCATCAGGAATATTCGCAGCCAAAACTAAAATTTCCAGTAAGCTCCGTAGGCGTAATGCAGTTCTAGCTCGCTTGTTTCCCAAGTAATCGTCCATCTCCCCCCTATTTCTCTGGGCTCTATCGGGCTGCAACACAATACTCGTCCCTCAGGGTTTTTGATCTTAAAAAATGCGGTGACTCTTCGTTCAGTAACTTCTTTAGGGAACTGAATGTGAAACTTCAACAGGCAAGTTGAGGTGGCAACGATATGTTCCATGCAGCTATCCATGACATTTATGAAGCGGTTCCAACGGGCTTTCCCCCGCAACTTTATAAGTTCATTTACGCCCACTCTTCTTCCAAAATTAATGCGGTACTGGTGCCGTAAGCCGTCTGAGCGCAAATACTCCGGTGGCGGAAGGTCTCGTATGCCTGATTCAGTCTCTTCTAACCATTTAATCCCAATGTCGTCCCATTTTGAAGGAAAATCTCCACCCACAAAAGCTGTGTGACCAGGTATGCCTTTCTTGTTATTGACATTCTTTATCTGGAGAGGTAAATCGACATCAGTGTCTCCGTCCCCATTAAGAATGTCAAATCGATATTCAATCCTAGGTATAATCGCTTGAGGTATATGAGCCTTTCTTGCCTGCATTTGTGAAAGAATAGAAGAAGTAGGATAGATTCGACAAATCATACGGTCACTCGCTGGGGGGGTTTCAACGTAAACGTGAATCGTCCCTCCGAAGTCCCTAACATTGTCATGACTATTATGTGCAGCTAGAGTTAGGATATTTATGGTTTTTTTAATCTCTTCCGCACACGCGTAATCCTTAATCTTGAACAGTACTTTTAAGAATTGTTCGTTATCATCGTATTCAAAATCAACATTCTCGATGCTTTTAGGGCCAAAGTATCTCCCAGGATGCTTATCATTTTCAAATATTTTTATTAAGAATGTCTGCTGGTCAGTACTCAATTCGGGTTTGTCTTCATTTGTGTAGACTCTGTGCGGTCCAACATCGAGGGCGTCAGCAAGCTTCATCAGAGCAATTTCAACTTTCCCGGAAGGTTCAAGCTTCTTGTCGTGACACAGGCATAACTCTCTTATCCTCTTCAGCATCTCTTCCGATCTAATTCTGCCGCGATCGGGTTCGCAAAGGATAATTCCAGCAGCAAGTGCCTTTTCCAAAATAGATATGGCATCGTCGATGTATTCCTCGTGATCTTTGACTGCGTCATCATAAAATCTTCCTGTATCATGTATGAGACCAGCGGTCATGAGAACAAATAGCACTTCATCCTTTGACAGTTCAAGCATGTCCACGTAATCGGACTTGACTATTTCATTATCCAATAGTTCAAATAAGCGTACTGCATTGTATGCGGTAGCAAGACCATGTGCAAGGCCATGTCTGTTTTTATAGTCTCTTTCAGCGGTTTCGGAATAAGCTCTGCTAAGCAAAGTCTGAATCATTCTGTGATCTCTAACTATACCAAAGTCTCTAAGCACCCAATTGGGATAACCTTGCTGTGCGAAGATGTTCGAGATCTTGTCGATAAAAAGTCCAGAGGTTGACACAATCATTGCCTCTTTGGGTACTCAAACTGGATTTACTCAGATTGCTTACACATAAAAACCTTTTGGGAACAAATGAATATGAGTTCATTCAATGCAATTTATGCTCAGATTGAGAAGTACGTGATAGCGTTATTGCCTTTATCAATACCAACTCCCTTTATCACTTTAACTTGTCTCTCTCCAAGGCTTAGTTGCGTCGGTTCTGCAATGCAGTTTTATGCTTCCGATTGAGAGTATTTTTGGAGATTCTAGCGTTGAGAAGGCGCCGAGAGTTCTTCCAAATCCTCCAGTTTCGCCGGACGTACGATAGGGCTCAGAATAAGTTTCTCGTCAACATTGCCTACGAGACTGCTACAAAACTTACGCCTCGCAGCGTTGCAGTGGCTGAGGCTTTCGGTTTAGGTCTTGATGATCAACGCAAATTCGTGATTTTCGATAATGTCGAGTTGAAAATAAGCCCTACGGACATCGTCTTGATAACTGGGGATTCAGGCAGCGGCAAAAGCGTGTTGTTGCGGGCTCTCCTCCAGGATCTGGGTTCTGATGCTGTCGACATGTCAAGATGCCACGTGGCAAGTAAGAAGCCGTTGATCGAGACAGTTGGGAAAACGGTTGAAGAGGGCTTGGATCTGCTTTCGAGGGTCGGGCTTAATGATGCTTTTCTCTTTTTGCGTAGTTATGACCAGCTTAGTGATGGCCAGAAATACCGTTATCGTATTGCGAAGCTCGTTGAGTCTGGCAAGAATTGGTGGGTTATGGATGAGTTCTGTGCGACCTTGGATCGAGATACGGCGAAGATCGTTGCGTTCAATGTGCAGAAGGCAGCTCGAGCTCTGAGAAAGGCTGTTGTTGTGGCGACAACACATCAGGATCTCTTCGGGGATCTCAAACCATCTGTCCATATTCACAAACGGTTCGGCAAGGAGATTAGTGTAGCATACTACAGAAATGAGCCCGCTGCCGAGTGTAGTCTGGTCAAGGAAATGAAGATCGAACCAGGGATCCTCGACGATTGGCGGAAACTGAGCGGTTTTCACTACCGCAGTCACAGGGCCGGGCCTACGAGAGAAATATTCTGTCTAAGGAGACGCGGTGAGCTGTGCGGCGTGGTTTTGTACAATTACCCGCCTTCGAGCTGCTATGGCCGAAGGTTGGTTTTGCCGAAGATGACTATGCAAGAATTGAACAAGAACCTGAGTATCATCAGTCGAGTAGTGGTCCATCCTAAATATCGAAGCATAAGTTTAGGAGCCAAGTTAATCCGAGAAACTTTGCCTCGAGCGGGCACGCCTTACGTCGAAATGGTCGCGGTCATGGCCAAATACAATCCTTTCGCAGAGAAGGCAGGAATGACAAAAGTTGTCTTTCAGACTCCGGGGAAGGAAGCCTTGAAGATCACCGATCAGCTTGAGCAGCTGGGTTTTAACTCAAAGCTTTTTGGAAGCCAGAGCTATGTTCTAGGGCGCCTCGAGAAATTGAGTGCAAAGCAGGTGGCCACAGTCAGAGAGGCTTTCATAAAGCACAATCATCCGCGGCTCAGTAAAGAAGTTGTGCCTTCCAGGAATAAGATGCCTTTCGGCACAAGAGAAACATATGTTAAGGGAATTGAAGAGGCAGGTATGCCTAAACTTGCCAAGCTGATCAGGGTTGTCGGGATGCTTTTGCAGGTCAAGGCTTACCTCTTTTGGCAGCGCTCACAAGATGAAACTCGTAGGCCGTGACAATCTGGTCGGGGATCCAGGATCCGTAGATCTTGATCCATTCCTGCTTAAACTCTTTCAAATCCTTGAAGCCTTCTTTCTTAGCGTCTTCTTCAGTTACATCGCCTAGTTTCTGTTGAAAGCGCCGGGTTATCGTTATGTGGCCTTGAGATTTTTCGAATCTGGTACTGCGAATCCCGTATGTTCTGCCAACTGTCAAAGTCCGCTTATGAGTTCTGCGAGTCTGGGTTTTGTGGCCCTCCAGGACTTTGCGCAGTAGGTGACGCTTGAAAACTGGCATGTAATCCTCTTCCTCAACAGTCGGCAACCCCTTCCTTTGTGACGAAAGATTATTTAAAACTAACATTGCCTCTTCAAACAGGATCTGAAAGTAGAGGGAATGCCCTGCCTAGAAGTTGACGCGGCACGCTGAGGCTCTTGCCTTCTCCTATCTTTTGAGGCGGATGGGAGGAGGAAATTCCCCGCGTGCCTACGTCATTGTGATTGTTATGGTAAAATGTTATTAAATATTGTTCTCTTCAACGCGAAAAGGCATTTTCCTTCTTCTTGTTGTCCATGTAGGTTTTTCGCGTCCCTGGCCAATTGCCAGTACATTTCACTTGCATACCGGGTCGCTTGATTCTTTTTTGCTGGCATTGGATGTTGCCCCACGGCTTCTCTATATAAATCAATAAACTCTCGATGTCAGCCAATAGCTCGCGGGTTAGCCTTAGTTCGTCAGGCAGATAGATTTCACCGACAAGTGGTATGACCTGTCTTATTCCCCTCTGCCTCTCTAGATCCTTCCAGAATGGTGTTTTTCTCTTCCAACGGTCCTCAACTGTTGTTCCCCACGTTTTACCAATATACAAGATCTCCTTGCCGCTCGGGGTTAGGTATGCATAAACACATCCACGATAGCTCCACCCAGGATCATATTTCTGCAAAAACCTCCATTTAACCCCTATCATGTATATTTCTCCAGTCAAGCATTCTTCGTAACGTCTACCCTAGTTGTCGATCGTCTTTCGTCCTAGCGATCGAGATATTGGGCGATTACTTTTTTGCATTGTGGACAGTGTACATGCAAGCCGTAAGGGTGGTCTGGCCATCCGCTGGGATGGGCTTCCTTTTTCGGAACTGTGAAGCCGCAGTCGCTGCATTTGTAATAGTTTCTGCGCTGGTTCCAGCATTTTCGGAGTTTCGTTATGGGGTTTTTCATGGTTTTCGGGCTCGTTTCATTTTAACTTATCTCTCTGTAAGGGCTAGAAATGTTGTATGTCCGGTGGGTTCTTATATTTTGTTATTGCAGGTGGTCTGCAGGGGCACACTGGTATGGGCGGCACGTATCAGCAGGGTTGGGATGATTGTTTGGATGCTGTGTTGAGTATTCTTGATAGGGCGAAGGATGTGCAGGAAGCTAAGAAGAAGGTTGAGAGTGTCCAGGTTTTGGTTAAGGCTAAGAAGTTTGAGCAGATCAGGTCCGAGCTTGGCGTTTTAACCGATCTTTTTTAGCCTCCAGGATCTGGTTGATTTCCTGTAGTTTCTTGGCGACAGCTTCTCCGTCGCCTGTAAGTTGAATATATCGCGTGAAAGGCGGCTTCCTTTCTTCGTCTATCAATTCTAGTTCTGCGAGTACTCCTAGTGCGTGGTACATGGTTGATTTGCTTCCGTGGAAGTCTATTTGTGTGATTTTCACTTTTCCTTTCTTTGCTAGGAATAGGAGGAGCTGCAGGGTGCCTTTTGTCTCGAATTTTCTTACTTCTGACAAGTTTCCACGTTCCGTTATGTAGAATCTCATGGTTATTTGCGGTTTTCGTCCAGATTACGTATTACCGAAAGTGTTATAAATAGTATGTGGGGTTTATTTATAGAATTGAGTTCTATTCCGTAATATGTAAGGTGGAATGTGAAAAATGGAGGAGTTGGAGATAATTGACGTCGTTGAGGCCAAAAAGAAGGGCGGCAGCATCTTCGTACTGATTCCGATAGAACTCTGCAAAAAACAGAACATCATTGACGGTACCAGGTTCGGCTTGTACCTTGACGCTAGCGGTAACATCATTTTGAAACGCACAAAGGGGAGTTAACCGTGCCCAGCGAAGCCTGTTTCGACATCGAAATACGGAATGTGCCCAAGAAACTGCTCAACGACTTCGACAAAACCATAAAACACCGATATCCTGGAGGCCGACACGAAGCTATCCGAGACCTAATGCAAAAATTCGTGCGCGCAAACAAGGGGGCCTAGCGGGTTGAAGTTTTACTGTGGAATCAAAGACAAGGATGTCGAAGTGGACATTCATACCGAAGTTTGCCTGGAACCCAAGACCCCGGAATGTGCGGGGTGCCCTAGGGACCGCCAGGAGGCCTGCGGGAATGAGTGAAAAGGATCGGGAAGCAATCATAGATTTCTGCAGCGCCCTTGAAGCTGCATGTGTCAAACTTAAGCATGACCTAGGCGTCTCTCCTGGTCAAGGCAGGTATTCTTGGGATCCTAAGAAGATAGGTTGGACTGACAAGCAAGGCGACAAAGGGCCCTATCAGATGAGCGAGGACGTCAACAACCTTGAGTTCAAAGCGATGTTGAAGGACTTGGCTTCTCATAAGGGTAAGCTTGCTATGGATGGGAAATTCTACTGGGTTTTCGCTAACGGAACAACTGTAGGCCGAAAAGATCTGAGAAGGAAGGCGCCTTAAATGAAGGATGAGATTAGGCTGGTACGTGTTCCCATAAACACTCACTGCGTCGACCCTAATTGCAAGAAGTCTTTGTCCTTCGGGTCATGGGCTTATTATTATGCTGATTCGGAGGAGGCGGTCTGTCCGGAATGTGGAGTGAAGCGAGGTTGGTCTTCCAAGGAAAGGGTAAACCAGATTATCAAGGAGTTGGAATTGCGCGAAGACATCAAGGCGTTGAAGAAGCAACGGAAAATCGAAACTGATGCATTGTATCTTGTTAGGGAGAAGATTGACCTGCATCGTCTGGGCGAAAGGGATCTGGAACTTGAAAAGCAGATCCTCAAACTGACTTCTACGGTTGAAGACTATCTTCGAAAGTGTGCTACATCTGAAGAGAAGGAGATTCTGCAGAATGTATTGCGGGTTATCCGGGAAACCCAGGATCTGCAGAAAGAAGTCCGAGAACAAGTTCAGAGCCGGCTGTTTCTCCTTGAGCGGACCGAGTTTAGACGCAAAAAGAAGGGATTGATTCCTTCAGAGATTCCACCGGAACTTTCTCAGGAGGACTAGAGCGTTGGCGCTGCATGATGTTGTCGAGAAAACGACCCCTGCGAGTCTTGTGATGTTGCCGTACAGGGAGATCGAATGTGACGATACGCTTCGAGAGTTTAAGCAGATCCTGCGTTTCGATCTGGTCGACGTTCCCGGACAAGTCTTGCGGGCTCAGCTCCTTTTGGATCGGAGGCATAAGCTTAACAAGAGCCAAAGCAAGCCCGTGGCCTATTTTCGGATGAGCTCGACTGAGCAGCTGATTAAGCTTGCGAACACGGCCTTGGCTGTCGCAGTTACTCTTGTTTATGCAGAACAGGATCTCCTAGAGCCCTCGGATGATCAGATCAGGAAGGTCATTGTTGCGCATTGGCAGATGGCTCAGCCTGACGTCCTAAACGCTGTGAAAGTGATTCTTCGCGATCTGCAGGTTCATCGTATGGCCATGCAAAAAACGGGGGCATTGCCTTGAAGGTTCTAGAGATAATCGAAGTATCGTTAGACGGACTTCAGCCTAATAAATGGAATCCGAACGTGATGGATCCGGTTGAATATGAAGCACTGAAAAAGGACATGCATATTCACGGAGTAGGCGGCATTGACCCTTTATTGGTGTCTCCGCAATGGTTCTTCTATGGAAACAAGGAGTCTTTCAAGCATTATGTGATAGTTGATGGGGAGCATCGTTGGAAAGCAGCGAAGGAACTCACCTGGAAACAGATCCGCTGCGAGGTTCAACAGATCACTCAAGCTGATGCGAAGGCTCTCTGTTATAGACGCAACCGGGAGCGCGGGACAATCGACCCGATTAAAGAAGCTCATCTTTTCAAGAGCGAAGTTGACGACGCTCACATGACTCAAGCTGAGATAGCTGGAAAATATGGACTGAATCAGGCTACGGTTTCGCAGCGTCTCAGTCTTCTCAAATTGCCCACAGAAATCATCGAAAAAGTGCAGAGTATTCCACGTGGAATAATCCAGACAAGCCATCTAGAACCGATCGCTACTCTCGCGCCGGCAGACCAGAAAGCAGTCGGAATGCATCTGATTCGGGAGGCCAGGACGGAAACCCCATATACAGTTCGGCAAATTCAGGAAGAAGTCGATCGAGTCAAGCGTGACAGAAAACAAGAGGCAGATCTCGCCAGGGCTCTTGAAACCGCGAAGTATCCGAAATGTCCAGCATGCAAGGGTAAGCCGGTCAGGATCAGCTACAAAGGGCTGCCTTGGGTCAACTGTGACAATTTTCATTCTGGTTGGAACCTGCAGAGTGGCAAGACAGAGTACAGCATATCACGTCAAAGAGTCAAGAATGAGAAGGGCGAGGTTCGATCGAGCGTTCTCAGGTCTGTGCACACAGTCAAGGATCTCAAGGATCTGTTCATCAGACACGCTAAGGAAGTTGTGCCCAAAGTAGATATCGAGCATGTGAAAGTCTCAGGGGAACTTGATAATTCCAGGTTCAGTTTTGATCTTGACAGCTACGGCAAGGCGCTGCATGTTTCATGGAGTCACGGCGGGACACATCAATGGTTCAGTGCAGAAGACCATCCGTATCGGACCGGAGAAAAGACCTGCGTCCACACCGGCAATCCAGACGCTGTTGAAAAGGTCCGGGAATTTATCGACAATGCTTTTCATGGAAAGCTTGGCGTCGAATCCAAGAGACTGAAAATTGATAAGAAAACATCAGCTGAAGTCATTCATCAACTTCATTCTGGAACGCTGGAAGCTGACAAGATTCGGGTAACTGAAAACCCAGAAGAAACATTGGCTGCAGACGAAGCAAGGAGGAAGGCTGCTGAGGAAGACTAAGGTTCGGATTGTCGGAGATCCTGACCTCGTTGGCAAAGTTGCAGATGTAGTTCAGGATCATTTCGTGACCGAGAAGACATGCGAGCTTGACTATGCAGCTGGCAGAAGCGACTACGGCGGCAATCAGCCCGGACGTACGATCTATCTGTTAATCAAAAGGTCCAAGCAACGCGCCGAGTTGGAGGAGACTCCTTGAACCTGCGTCTTTCCTCTGATTTTGCGATCGACACTGACCAGTACAAACGCGAAGGTCTACGCATTAGTATATTAGCAATGAGTGGCCACGGCAAAAGCAACGCTGCAGCGGATCTTGTTGAAGATGTCCTGGATAATCATGCGCAAGTAATCATTATCGAGCCTATTCCGGAATGGCATACTCTCAAAGCCAGATACAACAATGTCGTGGTTATTGGCGGCCCTTACAAGGATCTGCCTCTTGAGCCGGCTTTTGCTCATGAATACGTCAAAGCGGCCCTCGAGAAAGGGATATCCCTAGTCGTGAATGTAAGTGATATTGAAGAGGAGGCAGACCAGGTCCGGTTTGTCTCAAACTTCTTATGGAATCTTTATCGCCTCGAGCAAAAGTACCGCAGAGTGATCTTTGTCGTTCTGGAAGACGCGGACACATGGGCTCCTCAAAACTGGGATCAAACAACGAAACCAAGTCTCTCTCGAGTGAGCTTAATCGCGAAGCATGGACGTAAAATCGGCATTTTCCTCATTCTAGTTAGCCAGCGCCCAGCGGATTTGCATAAGAGCCCTCTGAGTCAATGCAATGTTAGCCTTTTCGGCAAATTCACGAGCCCAGCAGACCTGGATCCGAAAACCGGAATCATGTATGTAGTGAAAAAGTTGCATCTGGATATTACTGAAGAAATGATAATGAACCTTGAGACTGGTCACTTTGTAGTCTCCGATAAGTCTGGCGTGCACACAATCCCGGTTCGCAAACGATTATGCCCGCATGGCGCCGATACACCGTTGATCGAGCCTAAGCCTTTCACTGCAGATCTCTCGAGGGCTCTCGGTGGTTTACGTGACGAAATTGCCAAAGCCATAGCTGCCAAGAAAGATGAAGAAAGCATTGTCAAGCGTCAAGAGAAACAGATCTGCGACTTAAAGACGCAGGTTAAGGAGCTCACGGAGAAGGCAAACATCAAACTGTCTGTCAAAGAGATGCTGTCAGATGATAACGGTTCAGGGGTGCGCACCCCTATTATTCCTGACGATATCCAGAAAAGGCTCTCCTACCTTGGCGAACAACTTCTTGAAAAAGACAGGAAGATCAAGCTCCAAGAGGAGGCTGAGAAAGGACTTCGAAGAGATCTGGAGAAGGCAGAGCAGAGTTTACGGGATTTTGGAGTCTTGAAGGCTACTCTTGGCAGGATCCTCGGGACTGGTGAGATGTATCAGCATCTGGAGAATAAGCTTGGAGAACTAGCAAAAAGTATCCCGAAAGTACCCCAAACGTCGCCCTCGGGTACCCAGGAAGGCCTTACCGCAATTGTCGTTACTGAGACGATTCCTGAGATTCACCATCGCATTGAGCGTCCAATAGTTGAAACTAACGAGTCGACTTTGGAAGGCCGCTTAGTTACTCTTGCCCTTTACGGATTCTTCAATGACAAGAAGCGCACTAGACACATTACGCAGGCGATCACACGTAGTTACGCCGTTCAAGTCAACTTGCGGGATTTAAATAAGGCACTTGGCGGCTTGGTGCAAAAGAAGATCTTGCAGCGGGAAGAAGCGTCTAACCGCGGCTGGGAATACTGCCTCTATCCCGAAGCCAAGGACCGCATAAAGGAGGCTGGATCTTGAGCGATTCTTTCATGGAAAGTGAGGTTAGAGTTTACTGTCCGATTTGCAAGGGAGGAAAAAACGCGATTTGGTATGGAAGCTTAATCGATTGGGGCATAGAACTCGCAACTCATGCCGACAACAAGCCTCCTGCATGGTATCTTTACGCTGTAAATCATCAGCGAGCGCACAAACATAGAATCCTAGTCAAATACCCAGACAGAACCGTTCCGCTCGATTTGCGAGGAGGCTGAGGATTGAAGGAAAAAAAACTTGTTATTATGATTCTTGAAAACACTAGGGCAAGTGAAATTGAGATATTCGCACCTCCTCTTTCCGAATTTCTGAAGAAAAACTTTCCTGATTATCGTTGGATTCTCACAAACAAGACGATTCAGACGCTTTCTAGAGAAGACGTACGCAGGATCTTGGAGGCTGAATGATTGCCTGAAGATTGTGGGAACAGAATGGCTGACTTTCACGGTGAAGACGAGAGCCCTTTCTCTGAGGGTGGCGTATTTGGCGAAGCCAGTGTTAAAGGTGGAAAGTCGGGTGTGGTTGTGTCATCCGCTGGCGTCAGCCCTGTATGTCCACAATGCGGGTCCAGAAAGGTTTGGCGTGACGGCCTCCGGTATTCTGTGTTCGGGGATAAGATTCAACGATGGCTGTGTCGCGACTGCGGGATCCGTTTTTCTGATCCGGACGATGTTGAGAAGTCTTGGAGCGCGTTTGAAAGGCTTGAGAGAGTTGATACGAAGTCATTAAAAGCCGACGCGGGCATAGTTAGTGATCGCCAAATATGCGTAACCAAGGCAGAAGGAACGAAAAATTTGGTCGCGGAGTTCCAGAAAGTAGAAACTTCGCGAGGACAAAGCGAGATTGACATCAAGGGCAAACTACTGGAATATGAGTTCTGGATGGAAAAGCAGGGCTACGATCCTGAGACTAGGCGTGGCTGGTTGAGCTGCCTAAAAGCCTTACTCAGTGAGAACGCAAACATTCTAGACATAGAGTCCGTCAAAGAAACCCTTGCTAAAGATGCAGATAAGAAAACGCCAAGATGGGGTGGAAACAGACGCCGAAACATAATCAATGCCTACACACTCTTTCTGAGAATCAACAAGATGCACGTATGGGATAAATGGGAAAGGCCAAAGTGTACGATTACAAAAAAGTTTCCGTTTATCCCAATGGAGCAGGAAATCGACGAACTCATAGCTGGCTCTGGAAAGAAGAATGCAAGCTTCGCACAGCTGCAGAAAGAAACCGCAATGAGGCCTGGCGAGGCCAAGATTCTCAAATGGATAAACATAGACTCTGAGCGCAACGTCATAACGCTTAACGAACCAGAAAAGGGCTCTAACCCAAGAATGTGGAAAGTCAGCTCGAGACTCATCGGCATGCTTAACACGCTACCGAAAACATCGGAGCAGGTCTTCCCAGGCTCACTGAAATCCATGAAAGTGACCTGGATAAAAACGCGCAAGCGGCTGGCACAGAATCTTCAAAACCCACGGCTCAAGAAAATCACTCTCTACACACTGCGGCATTGGAAAGCTACCATGGAATATCACCGCACTAAAGACATAGTTTACGTGCAGCAGCTCCTCGGTCACAAGGACATCAGGAACACCATGATATACATCAATATTGAACATGCCCTATTCGGCGCCTCCGACAACGACGAGTTCACCGTTAGAGTCGCAACTGACGTAAAAGGAGCTTGCGCTCTCACAGGAGCAGGCTTCGAATACGTCACAGGAGAGTACAACGATGGCGGCAAAATCTTCAAGAAGAGGAAGTAA